ATCCATAGCAAATTGTGTTACCATTTTATTCCTCCTTCAAGCGAATAAATTATTATACGGGCCCCATTTGGCGACCCGTATATATTATAGCAAATTGTTTTTTGTATTACAAGATTCTTTTATTTTTATTTTCAGCCATTTTTTCTTCATTTGCTGTGGCTGCATATAATGCTCTTTGATGAGCTAATGCTCTAGATTTACTTGGATGGCAACCTTTTAGTTCACCTTTATCATTTACTACCGCAAAGCCTTTGCATCCTGCGGCACCTTGTCTAATATTGTATGGCATAATTACCTCCTGCTATTATTATAGCATTATTAATCAATTGGTGATATTCCTTTTGATTTTATTATTTTTTCTGCTTCTGGGGTCAGACTTATTGTTGCTTGTAAATTTTCATCATACTCAACCGATATTAGATCTAAATTATACAATTCTAATAATGCATTATCTACATATTCTTTATGAGCATTCCATAATTCAGGTGCAATTTCTTCAGCGTATTCTGTTACTTTAAAAATCATTTCTCCGTCTGGGTCCATGCCAGCAAGCTCTATGGCTCCTACTTCTAGATAGTATTGAAATAAACTATCATCAAACTGCTCTTCCATTTTTCTCCTTGTGCAACAGGTAGGACTTGAACCTACGATTACCGAATTATGAGTTCGGGGCTTTAACCAACTAAGCTACTGTTGCTAACAATAGCTTATGTATTATATAACTTTACTTATAATTCCGTCAAGCACCTTTTTATTAAACTCTTTTTTCATATGATCTAATTTAGAATTAATAAATTTAGGACTTAAACAATCTTTACAATCATGGCATTCATATGATTCATCAAGCCTATCTGTACCCAATATTTCTTCTATACTTATTGGCCTATTAAGTCCATAGTCTTTTAAATATTCTCTTAGTAATTTTAAGTATTCTAAATAGTATGGATATCTTTCCTCAAATTCATAATTTGGATATCCTCCACCTAAAGCATTAACAAATTGTGGTAGAGGCTCTATAAATTGCATTTTGTATCCTTTAAAAAATGAAGTTGTTTGCTTAATATATCTAGATACGGCCTCTTCAGTATTTTTTGTTCTTGGTAAGTGTGCTTTAATATCTATGTATCCAAACCATGGCATAACTAAAGTATCTTCATTTATTTCTTTTTTAATACAAGGAAATCCTCCTTTAGTATAGGTACATGTGTAACCAGTTGCACCAGGATGTCCAGAAAAAATTACTTCAGATTTAACAACTTTTTCTTCTGTTAAATTTCTTCCATATATAATTTCATTTTTATTTTTATAAAAAATACTTTTTTCACAATGAGTATCTATACATTCTGAAGGCATCGGTACTACTGTGTGTAAATTAGGATCATTAACCCAATAACAACTTTTAACTGGCTCTGTGAAGGTTGATTGCCTTAATCTATGTACATGACTATCGCCTATGATATATAACATTAATATCCTACCTCAAAAACTTTGCCATTATTATCCTTATTACTATAAACAATTATTTTTATTATTTCAGATAATATATTTTCATCAATAGTTCCAGGAGCTATTGAGTATATGCATTGATTATTTTTTGTATATAAAGATAGAGACTTTACTAAAGCTTGATTTGCTGCTTTAGCGGCAGAATAATGGACATCATTTATTGGCCTATTTGCAGCAATTGATGATACGAAAATAATTTCACCGTTTTCATTTATTGATTCCATACATTCTATTATTATTTGATTATAATTATATATATATGAATTATAAAAATGTTTTAACTCATCCTTATTTATGTCAATATATTTTTTTGATAAAGAGTTTCCAGATAAAAATATTATTTTTGAATAAAAATTTTTAGGTAAAGATTTTATAAAATTAGTAACAGAAATATCATTTTCTAAATCGAGCTCAATCCAATTATAATTACCATATATTTTACTTTTTTGTCTAAAAGTCATTAAGTTTATTGAATATTGATTATTTTCTAAAGCATTAATTATTTTATTAGCTGATCTGGCTGTACCACCAATAATTAAAACGTTTTTCATTTAAATAATCACCTTGCTGTTATAAATGTTTTCCCAACTTATTATATCATTTTTATCATTTATAAGAGGTTGTCCTTTTACATTAAGACTAGTATTTAATAATATTGGAACTCCTGTTATTGCATACCAATTTGATAATACTTCATATAGTCCTGGGTGCTGATGTTTATTTACTGTTTGTACCCTTGAAGTTCCATCAACATGCACAACAGATGGTATTAATTCTGGCTTTTTACATTTAACAGCATATTGCATATATGGAGAAGTAAAATTCATATCAAACCATTCTGAAGCATACTCTTCCATTATAACTGGCGCAAACGGTCTAAACTTTTCTCTTTGTTTAATTTCATTAACTTTATCTTTAATATTTGGATCTCTTGGATCTGCTAGTATGCTTCTGTTACCAAGTGCTCTTGGACCATACTCCGCCCTTCCAGTTGCTACTGCGGCAATTTTATTTTTAATTAATTCTGTAATAATTTTATTAACTGGATATTCTCCACCTAGATTATGTCCTAGATATGGAGTTTGCCAATTTAAATGTTTTCCATATAAAGCTGCTGCAGCACCTAATGAACTTCCTGCATCTCCTGGATTTGGCATTATCCATATATCTTTAAATATATCCCAGAGCATAGTATTAGCAGAACAATTCAATGCACATCCACCCATAAAAACTAAATTATTTTTACCAGTAATTAATTTTGCATATCTCATAAATGATAAAAGTCTAATCTCATAGACTTTTTGAACGGCAGCAGCTAAATCAAATTTTCTTTGATCAAACCATTCTTTAATATAGGGAGTACCAATTTGACCCACCATGCAAGGCACTACTCCCATATCAAAATCTTTTATACCAGTATGAAAATTATATTTTTGTTCATCAAATACTGGAAAGTATTTATTTACCTGATCAAAATATCTATCTGGATCTCCGTAAGCTGCCATACCCATCATAATATATTCTTCTTCATTTGGCTTTAATCCAATTAACTGAGTAAATGCAGAATAAAATAATCCAAAACTAACTGGGTAGTTTTGTTTATATACTTGTTTTATTTTATTTCCTTCACCCACCCAAATAGTTGATGTATTCCATTCTCCAATAGAATCTAATACTACTATAACTGCATCATCAAATTTACTGGTGTAGTAGCCAGCACAGGCATGAGAATAATGATGTTTAAAATATGTTGTTGGAACTGGTTTATTAAATATATTATTTATTTTATATTTTGGAAGCCAATCACCATTACCACCTTTTAATAAAAGTCTTGATGCCTTCAATAATGGCTTTTCATAGTAAGCTATTTCATCTGGAAACCCGTACTGAATTGCATCATTAATTAAATCGGTATTTGTATACCAATCATTTTTTTGCTTACTGTACCGTTCCGCATGCCCAGCAAATAATATGTCTCCATCTTTAATTAAAGATACTGAGGCATCATGAGATGTTTCATTTATTCCAAGTATAATCATATCTAATAAATAAACCTTTTATTTTTTTTATTTTTTTTAAATATTTTATTCTTTATTTTATAAATATAATATTTAAATTTCAAAATCATATCCAAACTTTTCATTTAATTTTTTTGCAAAAACATTTTTATAATGTATGTGTTGATGTATTCCGTGATGCTGCTTATCTAGAGCCTGTTTAAAAAATATATTATCTTTAAGTTCATGATCTTTATGACAACGATATAAATTATTAAATCCGTTTTCTGATCTAAAAAAATCAAAACATTCAGACGAAATAAAATTTTTAAAATTATTTTCATTTTTTATTGACATAAAAAGTTGTTCAGTTATTTTGTCCCAGGTAGCATATATTAAATTAATACCTAAATCATTACAATAAGCTTCTAGAATATGAAGCATTTGGGCTGAGTACATATGTGACAATTCTTCTGGTATTACATCTTTAGGATCTAATGGTCTTTTAAAATATTGTTTTTCATTTTGAAACTCATCTACAGAAATTGAAGAATTATAATACTGTAACAAATTAAATTTATTATATCTATCTTCATTAAAATTTTCATTATAAAAATTTTTTTTAATAAATAATTTTTTGTTATTTATTATTGAAAATCTGGAAAAATCTGGGAGCAACATTAATATATTTTTTGGTTTATTATATTTTTTAATATATGCAAAAATTTTTTGTACCTGTCCAAAATAAGAATCTCCTATGAATGCTACTGATGCGTAACTATACCTTGTATCTCTTAATAACATTTCATGCCAAATAAATTTTGAAGGTAGCCAATCTCCCATAGTTATTGAACATCCAGATATTAAAAAATCAATATCATTTTTAAACTCTGGCGATCTAAATCCATTTTTATTTATGTATAAATCTATATCATTATTTTTTAAATATTGTTTTACAAATGGATTATTTCTTAATATAAATTCTTTATCAAATTCTAAAAAATTATTATAATATATATTATCAATTAATCCATCATATACATCTACATTTTTGGTAGAAGTATTTTTTAAAATAGCATCATATAAAGAATCATCATTCTGAACTGCCACTTATTTGTCTTTCTACTATCTGCTGTACATACTCTGAAAAATGTTTTCTTATGCTTCCTGGCGGCCTAGCTCCAGCAGCATTCCATATTCTGGTATATTCTACTATATTAGAAAATGTTGTAGGGCATACCATAGTTCCATTATATTCTTTTAACGTTGTAGGGAGTGGCACATGTTTTCCACAACATTTACATTCTTTGGCTTTTTCTTGATATATATTCATATTGTCATCATCCTATCTATTGACTCTTTTAAATCCGCTGGCATTCGTGGTGCCCTTATCATATTCTGAACAAACTCTTCTTCTTTTTCTTCTTGTTCAAAACTCATTGATTCATAAGTATGTATTTTTATTTCATTATTATTGTCTGGTCTTGTATTGCTTATTGCATTATATATTGAACCGCAAACAGCATCTGCTAAATCTTTAGAGCCTTTTCTAGGATGGTCTACTTTATCACGCATTATTTTTAATTGTAACAATTCATCTATTAATAATGGAATGTTGGGACCAGACAATCTTTCTTCTAAAACAATCATTGCCATATCATCATAATGTTTTTTTGCTACAGATAACGTTTCAGTATTAATTCCATATTGTTTTAATTGTTGCATCATATCATGAGAATTCCATCTATCAAAAGTACAGAGAGATATATCAAATCCTCTAGATTTAACCGCTAAAATATAATCTTTTACTTCTGTAAAGTCTACAGATCTGTCTGGAGTCGGTGTCCAGAATCTTATTGCATCTACTACAACTATTGGTGCAGGTTGTGAATACGTCTCTGTTACTTTTACATTTACCCATCTATCAACATGTGCTAATGATACAGCACAATGGTCGTGTTTTTGTGCTAAGTCAACATGCATAAAATATTTTTTATTAGGTTCTGGCTTAAACCATTCTTCTAGTCTGCCAAAATGATCTACAGCAGAGTATGTTTTTGTAAAAGCTTTTTCAATTTTTTCACGAGACTTAAAAAATGCATCAACAGCATCAGAAGGCATACAGGCAAAACGTGCAAGTGCATCTGGCATATTTTTATAAAATTCAATTTTAAAATCTTCTATTTTTTTAGTTGGATTAATTTCCCAAGTAGGTCTTTTTAAAGCGTATACTCTAGGTATTTTATATGAAACAATGTTATCTTCTTCCCATTCAACCATTATTTCATTACCTACAGTTCCGTCTGGTAAATCGTTATCCATTTTTAATAATTTATTTCTAACAATTGTTTCTTTTTCTGCAATTACAGAATCATAAAATTTTTGAATTGGATCATTCTTGAAACGAGGGAATGAAAGAAGAATAACTTTTCCATAGTCTGGGAAGCGTGAAACCACGGATCCTCTATACATATCATATATAGCATCAGCAGTTTTAGCTTGATCATGACCTGTTGTATTTTCTGTAGCAAATCCAGATATTTCATCTAGAATAACAGCTATAACGTTATATCCCTCAAATGCCTCACGTTCTGAGTGTCCAGAATATACGTTAATGTTTTTATCAAATCTAATTTCTGAAGCTTTCGGATCATATTTTCCAATGAACCATGGACTTCTTTCTATTCTAGTTTTAAATCCTTTAAAGAAAACGTTATTGGCCTGCTGTGCGTTAATAGCAATATTTATAATATCTATTGTGTCCCCAGGAGGTTTTCCATAATATGTTGCTGGATCTTTTAGACATAACAATAGATATACGATATAGGATACGGAAATGGTAGAACAATAATCTTTTCCACTACCTTTTCCTAATTGTGCAATAACTTCGCTACATGTTTGTTTAAATATTCTTTTACCTTCTTGTTCTCCAAATAATTTAATAAGAGTTGATTCTTTATATATTTGAGATGACTTTTCAATTAAAGTATATTGATATTCTGAAAGGGGTGGGAGCCCTAAATAATCTGGATGGGTAACGAATGTGCGTAAGTCCACTGGGCGTTCTTCAAATTCTTCCCCATCTAATATATCAATTAAATCATTAAAATTAAGATCCACTAGATTCCTCTGATTCAATTATTACTGGCTCTACTATACCTGTTATTTGAGAAAGTCTTTTTGCCACATCCATTTTACATTTAGGACATGTAGCTGTTACTTCTTTTAATATTTTAACTAGGATCTCTTGTTTATGCTCTGTCTCTGCTATTTGTGAAGCAAGCTCTGCGTTGTCTAAAAGTCCAACTTCTTTTAACATTGTAATACGCTTTGTTTCAATATCTGAAATTAATTTAAGAGCATTGGCTTTAACATTTAGTTGGCCTGCTTGGTCTGCATCTTCTACAGTTTTCCATGCTTCTTTAATAAGCATAGAGTAGTGTTGGTCTGCCCCTGAGATAGCCTCTTTAGCCCTCTCTCTAGACCCTGTATCGTTGTATACAACGGTTTTCCATTCATCTATGAGTTCTACTACCTCAGACCTTTTAAAGCCCGTTAGAGAGGCAATCTGGGTCGGATTATTGCCCTTTAAAAGTTCGGCAACAACCTTATTCATTCGATCAAAATGATCAGCTAATTCAATTTCCATATATGATTATTATACCATCTTAGTTGACTAAAACTAAGCAGATTTAGACTTGGCTATTTTAAGTAATACTAAATATCCAATTAAATCATCAATATCATTATCTCCTGGATACTCTGTACCCTTCATTAGTCTATTTAATTTATCATCAATACGGACATGGAGCTGTTCTCTTGGTCCCGCTTTCGAGAATATTCGGACAGGATCAAGGGCTGAATTGCCGTAAGCAATATTTTTTTTAATTAACATATGTGCAATTTCGTGACAGGTTGTCCAAATTTCATGACCTGCTTCTGTGCCTACTGTAAGCAGGTACAAGTCTTCGCATCTAAATTCTTGTATATCTTCAAATACTGGCTCAAGCATTTTTTTCATTCCACCTTATCTTTGCTATATCAGCATGAATGCTGTATGGTATTTGTTTAATCCATTGATCATAACCTTTATGCCAATTTTGACTTCCGTATAAATGCTGTACTGCTTGGTTATGAAAAATTAGCCATTCTTCAGACCCATAACAATATAATTTATATTCTTTTGCCTTTGGAAGACTTAATTGTACCTTATCCATCTCAGTTAGTCTAGTGTACTCTGGGATATTTATTGCATTTCTAATGCCTTTTGTCCATACTGCTGGGCCAGTTAATTTATGAACATAATGCTCTTCTTCATAATTTGGATTTTTAAATCCTTTTTTAATTTCATCTAAAACTGATTTAATTACTGGGTGGCCTGGTACGGCAGCAAATGTCCATTGACATAAATGTACATCATTTTCTGGACATATGATCATATCGTAGTCATCTTTCATCCATGTATTAATTGGCTTTAAACATAATGTATCTAGATCAGTATATACTCCGCCATATTTATATATAATCATATATCTCCATATGTCTCCTCTCATAACTCCAAGAGGAACATTAACAAATATATTAAACCATTCTTCCCCAAAATTTTCTTTTACAAATATAGCTGCGTCTATATCGCTCATGTATCTATAATCATATTCTGGATTTAAATCTATCCAGCTTTTTGTAGCATCTTTCATGTATTGTTCTAATTCATCATACGGATGCTTATATGTTTGCCAAATTATTTTAGGAATCAATTGTAAAATCCTTTATAGTCAATGGGTCTATCCACCAATCCTCAAATGGTCTACTAGATATTCCATCAGTTACATTTTCTGCAACTAATTTATATCCTAATAACTTAAATATTCCCTGAGATTCTGCTTTTATTAAAGCATTTTTGGGAGTAGCATACAGGTCATGCTCATATGTTATTACAGAAAATCTATAATCCAATAATGGTAATTTATATAATGCAAGTAAAGTTTGTTCTGCTGGTTCTATATCCAGTTGTAAATAGTCTATTTGTTTTGGAAAATTATTTTTTTCAAAATATTCTTTATAATTAAAAGTTGTCGCATCTGCTTCTATACAAGCATTTTTTCTATTTTGATTATAGACAGCAACAAGCTCTGGATTTATTTCTAATCCTACCCCAGACCATCCATATTCTTTTTCTAGTAAATAAGTATTACTCCATACAAATGGATCATTTGCACCTATTTCTACATATATTCCATTTCTTTTTTCTTTTAATGCATTTAAGACAAAGGAGTCTTGATTTGCTTGTCCATTACTATTTTCAAAAATTTTCATCGTTTTTTAATCAATCCAAATTGTTCTAAATATCTCTGTATCGTCATGGCAGAAACATTACATTCTTTTGCAATTTCAGTTACAGTTTTCTTCTGTGCAACATATCTTCTATAAAGCCAGTCTTTACTTTGATATAATTTCATCTTTCTGTGAGCACCCTATTTGAATAATGTGCTATTCCAAATGAATCAGCTACATCAAAATCATCTAATTTTAAATTGTATTTATTATTAAAATAATCTACAGTTCTTTGTTTACGCATATTCCGTAGTTGTGTTTTATACCAAGAGTCTGCGTACCCTGGATTCTTTAATCTGATTGCAGACTTTTCATCTTTCGTTGGATTTTTGTTACCAATGAACGCCTGCCAAGCGGATGGACTAATAGTAAGAACCTTAGCACCAGTAGACATAAGCTCAGCAATAACAACGCCATAGACATAAGATAATTTTATCACAGCATCTGCTGATCTGACAAGCACTGCACCTTCAACTACTATATAATCTGATTTTAATTCATTTAACATTGAATGCATTTTAATTTTTGCATCATAGATTTTTTCATATATATCTGCACCACTAAAATTAATTTTTCCCCATTTAATAGGTTTATCATTTTCCATCAAACAAAAAGCAACAGAGTTAGTTGAAGCATCTATGCCTAGTACTCTGTTTGCTTTAGTTTTAACTAAATTAGCTAATGTCACCTAAAATACTCCAAAGAATTTTTTTGCCTTCGTAACTTATATTTTTTTCACATGTTGAGCATATATCATTTTGATTATATCTACTTAATTTAGTTTTACAAGTTTTACAAATTCTTGGTGCTCCATTTTTAATTGCTTTTTTCTCATAATACTTTTCCATAATTCTTCTATTTGTAGCAATTCTACAGCATTCATCTGAACAATACTTTTGATTATGAGTTTTAGGGGTAAAATCTTTGGCACATTCTGAGTTAAAACAAATCATAATTCAGGAACCTCGTATGCTTCAATTTGAACCATTCCAGTTTCAATAGACCAGCATTCTTTTTTAATAGGACATCCCTTGCAAGAATATGAAGTTTTTGTAAATGGTCTCATTGGAAGTCCACCATCTTTAAAATTATCATAAACTTCACAAAGCCAAACAAATAAATCTTCAATAATTTTTTTATTTTTTTCTGTTAATTGTACTGGTATTAGTAATATCTCTTGTGTATTTTTATTTTCATATAGGAAAAATGCTTCTTTAACATTTCTTAGCTTCATATATGTTAAAAGCTGTAGCATATGGTTTGCTGAGGGTGACATCTCCGCTTGTCTTGTATCCCAGACCTCTTGCTTTGCAGTTTTAATTTCACCTAAAACTTCTTCGTCATCCCAATTAATTACTAAATCTATAAATCCACGAATAGGGGGATACTCATTAGTTATTTCAACTTCAGTTTTTACATCTTTCATTGAGTTAATTTTAAATAAATCTGAGGATTGGTTTTGTATTAACTTTTGCAATCTTTCATGAGCTTGAGTTCCTTGTGCCATATTAGCAATTGCTTTTGCGTCATTATTATCTATAAATGTAGCGCCGCTAAATGCCATATACCAATATCTTGGGCAGTTTCCATGTCCATAACCAAAACTGCTAGGGCTGAATGACTTCTTTGTCATTTCTCCATCTGGTCTTTTTGTAGCAAGATAGGCATCGTCTAATAATTTAGAAAATTCTTCAATGTTAAATTTACCATTATATTTTTTAAATTTTAGATTATTTACTATTTCTCTAGCCATTATAACGAACAACATACTTGAGGGCATCCACAAGTCTGTCTATCGACTCCTTTACTGAATAGTAAACATTTTTTTTATTATTGTTTACTGTTCCTGCCTTATCTTTTCCAACTGTTGTATAGTATGCTGCAAGCATACCAAACTTAGCAGACATTGCTTGTAACTCAATAATTAAATGTGGTGCTTTAGCTGATGGCACGTCTGGGGTCATTAGCATCTTTACCACAATAGCCATAGCTTTATCTAGATGCTCATCTTTCATATACTCATGAAGATCATTAAACTCTGTAATATCACTAATTAATTCTAGAGTGTTTTTTGATTCAGACATTATAATAATTTACCAATCAATCCGTAACCAATCCATAACCCAACAATACCCATAACTCCTGCAAACACTGGTGGTGCTGGTACTGGTAATTTAAATAACGCAAATACTGCTCCCACTCCTGCACCAGTTAATGTAGTTAATAAAATCTCTTTCATTTCTTTATCCTTTTTTCTTTAGGAAATGGTCCCATGTCAGCTTTTATACTTCCATCTTTTCTAAGTCTTACTATTCTTCCATTTTTAATTTGCATTGAGTTAAATCCGTCATGTCTTTTATAACTACCGCTTGACATTTTTATAGTCCTCTTTTCTATATTCTTTAACTAATCTTCCATCAATATAATATTCTGATTCTATAAATAGTGGTGGATTCTTTGCACCCTTATTTATTTTTTCATTTTTATAAACAATTTGTCTACCAACTTCTCCAGCATCTACAATATTTTTTATTCTTTCATTTTCTAAGTCAATCCATTTTTTTGCACCGTGACTTTTAATTCCAATATTCCATCTTTTTGATCCAGGGAATCTATGTATTGCAAAACCTCTAATAAAAATTTTATCTGGTTTAGACTTTACTGCTCTTGCTCCATGCCAGAAGGGACGACCAGCAGGAAAAACTGTTATGTCTCCTTTTTTAGGTTTATATACAAAAAGCTCATTAGTATTTTCATCAACAAAATCTACTTCTCCACCTTCATAATCATCGTTTAAATAAATAGTATATGTTAATATTTGCTTTGGACCAGGCTCTTCTTTTCTTTGATCATGCCAATCCGTATGTACTCCTATTGTATAATTCGATTCTAAATTTAATCTATGCTGTAGTATTTCAAGATGAGAAAGTGTCATTACATTTGCATCCGCATCTTCTGGTGCTGAAATGTCCCAATCATTTATTTCATATGTCCATTGTCCATTGTATCTCCAATCTTTCATATAATCAGCATGAGCTAACTGAATAGATTTACGTAAAATTTCAGATCCAATAAAATGTTCTTTTTTTTCTAATCCTTTACCTTGTGGCCATCCCCAAGCGCTTTTCATTCCAAATGTATACCATTGTGTCCAAGTATATATTAATGAATTGTCTCCTCTTGGTTGTGGTTGAGGCCCATGATTATCCCAATAAGCAGATTCTTCTGGATTTAGGTGATCTACAACTGGCATGTCTTTTTGAGATTCATATATTTGATTTAATAATAAATCTAATTCATCATTAGTAAAAACATCTTGATAGACTACAACTTGTGGCATTAATGTAATTTTATTCATTATTTTTCTCCCAATTATCAACTAATTGTTCTAGTAAAGACCATTCAATTACTGCAAGTCTTGTTTTTCTAGATCCTTCTCCGAGGATGAGCTTAAGTAAAGGGTGAGCGGACCTACTAACTTTAAAAGTATCCGTGCAAATCTTTGCCCAAATTTCTTGGGAGATTGATATTGACTTTGAATACTCTTTATAGTCAACCACGAAGCCATTCCATGTGGAATCGCCTTTCTGGTATTTACCTCTACCACTATTTTTGTGTTGTTTAGCTCCATCACGTTTAGCCTCAGATCTTTCTGACATTATCCATTTACCTTAATTTGATTTGCATGTCCATCAGGACATGTCCATGACATAATAAATGTTATTGGATCCCAAAAAGCTTCTTCTGCATCCTTATTACATTTAGAGCAAGGCTTTAGTCCAGATATTTTTTCTAGTTCGGCTCTATGTAATATTTCTGGTTTTGTAAAAAATTCATTAAGATTTGGCATTTATTTCCTCAATTAACTTATTAGTAACTTCTGGATTATCTCTTAGATATTGTACTGCTTTAGCTCTTCCTTGTAGCCTTTCTCCATTTACCGTATACCAAGCTCCACCTTTTTCTACAATTCCACACATTTCTGCAACATCTAAAGTTTCTCCAACTTTGTCTACTCCTAGTACTTCTCCTTGGTAGTAGAAATCGTATTGCCCAGATAAATTTGGTGGGGATACTTTGCTGTAATCAACAATCCAATTAACTGGTCTGCCGACTCTTTGTTCAATAATTTTATCGCCAACTTTAATGCCAGCTTTGATAGCATTAGCCTCAGCCTCGGAAGACCATAACTTAATGACAGTGGTGGAAAAGAATTTGACTGCCATTCCTCCCGTAGGTATATGGCTGGCATGCATAGATCCAAATTGGTTTCTTTGTTGGGAGATAAGAACAAGTAATGTATTTTTGTTTGCATAATTTAACATTTTGACTGCGTGGGTCATATCCTTTGCTTCAGCGCCGATCTGTTTTGTATCTTGTAAATCTTTTAATTCATTTCCATCTTTTTCAAAATAAATGGCTGGTAAGAGTGCTGATATTGAATCTACAACAATTAAATCAATATCTGCTTCCATTAATTTAGTTGCAACATCTACCATATCATTAACAGTTTTTGCTGGTGAATAGATTAATTTAGATGAATCTACTCCTAATTGTTCTGCCCATGCTGGATCATAAGATGCTTCTGCATCTATCCAAGCGCAAGTCTTTCCTTCTTTTTGAGCTAACGCAATCATCTGTAGACAGAAAGAAGATTTACCAGCAGATTTATTTCCCCAAACAAGAACTTGTCTACCATATGGAAGTCCGCCACGTAGAGCCATATTTAATCCAATGCTTGGAGTAATCTGCTTATTTACCTGAACATCTTGTGCCGACTGAACTCTTTCTCTTGTTTTAGGATCTAGTTTTGCTAATATATCATCTAATACAATTGTCATTTAAACTACTTTCTATAATAGGGGCTGTTGTAATCTATATATCCAACTTCTAGGTTTCCCCTTGTACATTGAAATCCTATAGAATTTTCTGGTCGATATCCATCGTCTTCATACATTAATTCAAATCCAAATTCATCAGATTTGTCATCATAAGTAACACACATTGCGCTTCCATTATTACTTATAAAATCATTTGGCCATATTTGATCATTTAATAATTCTTTAAATATACTTGCTGGAACTGTAACTTTACCTTGATGTTTTAGTATGCCAACAAATGCTGTTGTTGCTCTTAAATTTTCAAAGATTGTTTTAAGATCAGATTGGTTCATCATATGATTATACCATTAAAATAAATTCCCGTGAAGTCTTGGACGGTCTTTATTTTTATTTATTTTATTTTCTAATACCTCATCAAGGCTATGAGATACTTGATTTTCATTTCTCATTGCTGCATAGATGTCCAGTAAACGAATTATAATGTCAGCCATTTCTTCTACAATTTTTTCAGACCCTTGATTTTTACGGATAGCTTCCAAAACTTCAGTAACTTCTGAATGTACGAGAGCAATTTTATTACCAATTTTATCATAAGAATATTGTCCTTCCCAAAATCCTTTTTCCTTAGCAGTTTCATGAAGAATAGCTGACAAGGCATCTAGACCATAATCTGTTATTAAACTATTCATTTGAATCTGATTCAACATTCTGATTATCATCCTGTTGTTCATTTTTATCCCTTAATTCAAATACAAAAGAAGAAGACTCTTCATTGTATTCAACATTTAAATTTTTATCTTCTTTTGATGCATTTAAAAATATATCAATTGGTATAGATATCTTTTTTTGTGTTTCTAAAATTGCTACTAATATATTTGTAGCATTCATTGCTTGATATATTTCAGATGGTGTTTTTGTCATGCTATCTCCTTTATCATTAATGTTCCGTCATCTAATTTAGATAGAACTGGTTTACTGACCATACCCTCACGCATTTTAGCAAGTACTTTAGCGTACATGGCTGGAAATGCTATTGCTCTAGTTAATTGTTTATTTTTATCAGTCATAACAATATGAGCCATTGTTTTTCCTGCTTTTGTTTTATATGGACTAAAATTAATAACCATCATTTCGTCATCTGCCATATCGTATTGTTTGCGATATAGATAATCTACAAATAAATCAGATCCGTTTGGATCTATTTCATTAATTTTAATATATCTTGCAATACGATTGTCTCCAACAAGAATAAAATACATCTGTCCTGTTTCAATTTGTGTTTGCTCATGATGGAATAAGCCTATAGATCCAGTTTCATCTACAAGTTCTATTCTTGCCCATCCAGTTCCACGTTTAATACTTTTAACCATACCAAACATTGGAAATGATCCTAGATCATCAAAATCTTGAATTGGTCTTGCCTGAGCTTTAATTCTTGGAGGAATAGATTCTAAATTAAATGTTGGTATTCCTAGGTATTCGTAGTAATTTTCTTTTTCTTTACCGCTTCTTGGATTGTCGTCAAAAGCAGCACCGCCAATAGCATTAAGAGCAGATACAGCCCTACTGTTAATACCGCTACCTTTTTCAGAGGCTTTTTGTACGAAATCGGAATAATTGGCATAGGGTCTCTTTTCTATAATTTTATTTGCAATACTATCAGAAATAAATTTAATTTCTGCTAATCCAAATTGAACTGCATCTTGCTTTAATGAAAAATAAACTTCTGACTCATTGATGTGTGGAAGTAATACTTTAAGATTTAATCTTTTCGCCTCAATTAAATATTCTGTTCTGGCATCTTTATCATTTTCATTTTTAAGAATTGAAAACATGAATTCAAGAGGGTAATACTTTTTAAGCCAAGCTGTATAATAACTAAGCATGGAATAAGCAACAGCGTGAGAACGATTAAAAGAATAACCTGCGTGAGCTTCAAAATCATGCCATAAGGCCTCGGCTTTCTTTTTAGAAATGTGCTTTGAAGCCCCATCAATAAATTTATCTTTGAACTGGTCAAATTCTTTTGCATCTTTTTTCTTACCAATAATCTTGCGGACTTTATCAGCCTCAGACCAAGACATCCCTCCTAAGTGTACGCAGGCTTGCATAACCTGCTCTTGATATATAATAACACCATATGTATTTTCAGTAAAAGGTTTCATAATTTCATGAACGTATGAAACTGCTTCTTGACCTTGTTTTCTATTTATATAAGATGCACCTACAGTATTCATAGCTCCTGGTCTAACAAGGGCATTTGATGCTGCTAAATCTTCAAACTTATCAACACCCATTTTAATTAATAAATTTGTATAGGGGGTAGCTTCGGCTTGAAATACGCCTTTGGTATATCCTTCGCTTAATGTTTTATAAACTTCAGCATCATCTAATGGTAGCTCTGATAAATTAATTTCTTTTCCATGTCTTTCCTTTATTGCATTTAATGTGTCTGAAATAACTGAAAGAGTTTTTAAACCTAATGCATCTACTTTAATTAAACCAATGTCTGCAACCGTATCCATATCGTAAGCAACTACTGGAATACGGCCAGAAACTTTATCTTGTGCATCTTCTCTAGATTCAATTGGAGCATATTTTCTTAAATCATCTTTAGCAACAACAACACCTGCAGCATGCACACCAACAGATCTAATTTTTCCACGCAATCTTTCTGCAAGCCATACTACTTCTGGATATTTAGTTCTGAACTCTTTAGTATTAGGAGACTCCATAAAGTCTTCAAATGTATCAATTGATTTCATAGCACGATTTACATCTTGTAATGGAACCATAAATACACGAGCAGCATCACGAACTACGCCCTTGTCTTTAAAATAAGTAAATGTAGAAATAGAGGCTACGTGTTTAAATTTTTTCTTTAAGTAATCTTTGACCTCTTTGCGACGGCGGTCTTCAAAATCAGTATCAATATCTGGGAAGTCATTGCGCTCTGGATTGATAAAACGGAAAAACAATAAATCATATTTAATTGGATCAACATCTGTAATTCCTAGGGCATAGCAGACTAAAGAGCCTGCTGCGGAACCACGCCCTGGACCAACCATAATATTATTTGTTTTAGCCCAGTTAATCATATCTGCCACAACCAAGAAATATGAGGCAAAGCTTTTCTCTTTAATAACTTCAAGTTCATCTATTAATCTTTGCTCGTATAAGTCATTTCCCATCCATGACGAGGTCAGGTGTAGCCTTTCTAGGCCTTCAAAGGCCATCTGGGAGAGCTTTTCGTCTGCGTTAGTCTTAGGTACTGGGAGTAGGTCTAACCCCCTCTTAAAGTCGTATTCTGCAATTTTATCGGCTATCTCAATTGTATTATCATAAATGTCTGTTCGTTTAATATCACATTTATTAAAATCTGCTTCTATTTCTTCCCTAGTCTGTATAAATAAATTATAATCCTGAAATGATATTCTGCGGTCTGGATATAGGTAGTTAAATCTATCTAGCATATTATTCATATTTCTAGACATTTCAAAGTCCGCCTCTTTATCAGACTTAGGTGATGTAGAAAGAATAAGCATAGCTTCTTCTAATATCTTGTCTTCACCTTTAGCAAAATGAGCATCGCCTGTTGCTACCGCTTTAATTTTTAATTCATCTGCTAGTTGAAGTAATTTTTCATTTATTTCTTTGGGGTTATGAGATTGAACCTCAACGTAAAAATCTTCGCCAAAAGTCTGCTTAAAATCTTTGAGTATAAGTTTGGCTTCTGTGAACTCCTGGCGTTCAATGCATTTACTAATAAGACCATTGAGACATCCACTAAGTACAATAATACCTTCCGCATATTCTTTTAATACCTCCCTGTCAATTCTTGGCTTATGGTAGAAACCTTCATTCCATGCAAGTTCTTGTAAAATATTAATATTTTCTAATCCCTTATTATTTTTAGCAAGAAGGATAATATGATTATATGCCTGAATTGATTTATCTGTAGCCGATGATCTATCAAACCTATCGGTAGGAGATATATAAGCTTCTACTCCTAGTATTGGCTTAATTCCAATTTCTTTACATGCAAGTTGCATATCACGATGTGACGACAATGTTCCATGATCAGTTATTGCAATAGAAGTCTGGCCAGCATCTTTAGCTGCTTGCGCCAATTCTAGTGGAGAATTTAATCCGTCCATAAGGCTATAATAGCTATGAACATGAAGGTGAACAAAGTTTGTCATAAAAGCATTCTACTAAATAAAATAGGGGATGACAATAGTCATCCCCTAGGTTATTAATTTACCACTCTACGCTACCAGTAGCGCTTGGTGATTCTTCTCCACCTTCACCATTAAAGAAGGCTTCTTGCTCTGTATAGGGTAGGTCACGGACTGCAACCTTTTCCAATTCATACAACTCTAATCCAGATGAATCAAATGGTGTTTCATCTTTGGCAAGTGGGATTGCTGTATAACTGGTGTCTGTTTTTGTGCCTGTACGCTTAATGCGCCACATTAAATTTGAAATGCTACCCATTTCGCCAGCATATTCAATTAATGTAGGGGTAATAGTCTTTCCGCTACTTCCCTGAGACAAGATGGCAACGTATGGCTCTTCAGTACCATCATCTACAAGAACATTAATGTAGAGTCGTGAACGACCCTTCCATCCTGCCTTGTAATCTTTACGATGTTGTTCGCATCCCCAGCATTTACCTTGATCATCATTTGTGCATAGGGCTTTACGCTTATAATCTTTAGGATTAGTATGCTCTACAGCAATAAACCCTAAGCTATTTTTTTCATTATAATGTGGTGAGTCTGGATCTAACTCTTGAAGAAATCTAATTTTAACGCTTTGTGAGTCATCTAGTTTTAACCAACGAGCTTTTGTGCCGTCGCCGCCAGATGATTGCGGCTTATCCATTACTTTATTTAAATCTTTTAGTCCTTTTACAAGACCCATTTTCTTTCCTCTTTCTATAGTTGATAGTATAAATCTATCTGTTGTTTTATTATATCATAAGTTCCAAGATTTGTATTCAATATCAGAAACTGAATTTTTAATACAAGTCTTTATTTCTTCTTCTGTTAAATCTCCTGCATCTTTGGCCTCATGTGGATATATCTTACCATATGAATAAGAAGCCCACAAGATATCTTTATTTCTTAATTTACTAGAAATTGCCAAGCCTAATTGTCTTCCAGCCTCATCGGCATCTGTCATGATAATAATCTTATTAAAATATCTATTTAGTAATGCAATATTTTCAGTAGATATATGTCCACCTAATGTTGCAACAACATTTGGGAACCCAGATTGATGAATTCTTATTGCATCAAAACTAGATTCAGCAATGATAACTTGATCACCAATTTTTTTTGCTCTATGTATATTAAACATAGTTTTATTTTTTGGAAGGTTAGTACTATTTTTAAATCTTTTTTCTGATATAGATCTTCCAACTAATCCTACTGGAATTCCATCTGGACTATGTACTGGGACAACAACCATACCTTGTGCCTCTGAATATCCTAATTTAAAATACGTCATTGAGTCATGATTAATTCCACGAGATTCAAAATAGTCTCTAGCATTTTTGTTTAAAGCTAATTCTAAAGACAAGTCGTCTAATTTCTTTTGATCAAATTCTACGAAATCTGGTTTGTCCTCAAACATTTGATTTAAGACTTCATCAAAATTATCTAAAGCTTGAGATTCTTTTGCTGTAATTAATCTTATAGCCTCAAAATCATTTTT